TAGTCTCCTACGAGATGTCTCCCACCGAAGTACAGATGGCACCTTGGTCTGACCCGGTAGAGTTCTCCGCTCGGATGAAGCCAAGCTCTCTGATGCCATTGCTGGGTGGTGATGTCATAGACCCAGGTTTCATTCCCTGAGATGGAAGATAGGACGTAGAAGCTATGACCTTCTTGGGTGTAGCAAAACCCCTCAGCGTCAGTTGGGTCCGTCCATTGTGAAATGGCGAACTCAATGGCGGGCGTGGAGATGCGCCTAGGTGCCCCACCCGTTACCGTCCAAACCGATCCTGCTCCGTTCTCGTCCCCGCCTAACCAAAAGACCCCATCCAGTTCAGCGATGGAGTCCTTGGCCAGACAGCCAATCTCGAAGAACCCACCGTCGATACGAGCGAACGGGATATCCACTCCACCAGCGTCATACCACTGCTCGATGGACTTGGTTCCAAAGAAGTAAATCGTCCTTCGCGCTACCTTGACGCCTTTCAGGATATCAGGAGCGCCGTTCGTCGCTTGGATGTTGAGTGGATCGAAAACCGTCGATACCGCGTTGGACCAGATATAGTTGTTCGTTCCATCCAGAGTCGCTACGAAGAAGTCATCGATCAGGTCCACCATCCCGATGCCGGATTGGATGAATGTTGACGAACTGCCGCCAACTGTTACCGTAAAGAGATTTCCTGCGGAGCAGATGACAATATCTGTTCCATTGCTGGTGATCTGAACCGGTCGTGAGTCATCAGTTACCGTGCCGATCAGTGTAGAAACTCCAGACGTCGTGACCGAGTAGACGTTCCCTGCGGATACCATGACCGAAGTAGATCCGTTGAGATCGAACATCCCACGGATTCCACCTCCTGTCAGGGTGATCCACGGGGCTGTCAGACCAGGAGTCCCCGCAAGGAAAGCCGGTGTCTTCCCGACTCCAGGCTCCAACATCCAATTCACGCATCGTTGACTGGAGTAGTTGTCCGATCTACTCTGGTACGCTGGACCGATGAACGGAATAGGTCTCATCGTCCACTATAGAAGTCAAGCATCGAGCGTCCACGAGTGTTGGATGTGATCTGATCCATATCCAACTGCGGAACTCGGGAGTTCGTCCTTTTCAATGCTCTCTTGGCATTCGATGCCATTCCGAACAGCATGGGGGTCGGCTTCTGATCGAAGTCAGATGCGATCTCGATAGCGAGGCTGTACTCTAAAGCCCGCTGATACCCAGGAGGGAACAGGTAGCTCGTGGTCAGGTCCGTAGCAGCCCCACCGGACTCCGGGGTCACTAGATGGACTTCGACACTGATGTTCGCTACGGGCCAGAAGTACACCGTCCCAGTAGGATTACCGCCATCGTAGAAACACACGCTTGGAGCGATGGAACCAACCGTACTTTTCAGGCTGATATCGTTGTACTCAGCTTCCGAGATGGGAGTCAGTCGATAGTCGATCCCATCCAGCCTTGAGAACGAACCACGCAAGATCCGAACGGGTCGGACCATGTTGATCTGCATCGCAGGACCAATGGTCCTTGAACTCGTATTCGCTGGGAGCGTGAAGATCGTATCTGTCGTCGTATAGGCGAAGAGTCCTTCGTTCTCCCACGCATCCACTAGAGCGTTTAGTCTTTGAAGACATACATCCCCATCTTCAGCGGATACAACATCACCCGGGCCGAATAGCCCGAGTTTGCTCATCGCGCTTTCGACGATTTCGAGAGCGGTCGCCATGTTTACTCGTAGTGGACTACTACACCACCAGATGCGCCGTTGAAATCGACGTAGATTCCACCTTCAGCCTGAAGGCCATGTGGAAGTGCCTTGGTCGCTCCAGCAGCAGTACCACTAGGAATGATGTCGATGATCTGGCCTGAAACAGTACCGCGTCGAATATTAATTGCCGCAGTAGCGGTTACTGTCGTGATTGTGTACCCGTAGTACACCTGAGACGAACTCGGAGCATTCGGTCCAGCTACGAGACCGCTTGCCGTGAGTGTCGGAGCTGCTAGAACTCTTTCCATGTGAGTCGGGGAGAGTTTCCTCCCCCCGTTCCATTTACAGTGGCGGAACGATCGAACCCAAAGTCTGGGGATCAGGTCGAATCACCAGAAGCCTCCAGGTCTCCGAAGCCGCATCGACGCCACCAGCAGTGGGGTTCACAAACGTCACAGCCAGGGTATCGGTTGCAGATACCCGCATGTTGACGACACCGACACCAGCCGTATTGGTCGGCTTCTGCCAGTACACCATATCCCCGACTCGAAGTCCGGTGACAGTGGTAGTTTGCTCAGCCGTGGTGATAGTGGCAACAGATGCTGGGTTGAAAGTCACGTCGATCATGAAAAGCGACTTGACGTTGCCGCGAGTGATTAGGGTAGTCATGTGGTTTCCTTGGTTGGAAAACCGGGGCCTTATGAGCCCCAGTTCTCATTACGCGCCGTAGACCACAACACCCCACTCGGGCCGGACCACCTTCGTACCGTACAGGATATCGAAGCGAGCCAGGAAGTTATCTGTCGTCGCATCATACTGACGCACAAAGCGCAGGCTCAGACCGTCCATGTTGGCGCGGTAGGCCATATCCACACCACCAGGCAGTTCCAGATCGGCCGTTGCCAGAACCGTCGAGTCCCGATGGAACGCGAGGTTACGTGCAAAGCCGGTAGAAGCAGTGCCGACGAATGTCATAGCCAGACCGTTCGTGATCGCCGCCGATACGTTCTGGTAAGGACCAGACGTATAGATCACTTGCGACAGCGAAATGGTTCCAGCACCACCAGCATAGGCGACAGAGACGGTGAAGACCTTCGGCTGACCCGTAGACTGCTTGGTATCAGGATTGACTTCAAAGATACCAGCAATCGTGAACTGGTCTCCAACCACCATCGCATTAGCACCCGTCGCCACCAGCAACTGATTCGTACCAGAAGTCAGAGGCGTACCAGCACCAGTCACATAGGCAGTATTGCGAGCACCAGCCGTCAGCGAGTTAATGCTCTGATCCATCAGGAAATCAAAGCCCGTCATCGCTTCCATGACACCGGTTTCGTACTGATCCGCGATCCGGGGACCGGCGTGGAACAGACCCTTCTGGGCATCGACCGTTGCAGCCATTGCCGTTGGGTTCAGGACAACCGTGCGATTCCCATCGCGGGGTGCCGTTTGCCAGTCCAGACGCTCGCCAGCCTGAGAATAGGTCAGGAACGAACTCGGCGTGGTACCGGGGGTTCCGACATAATTCACGAAAGCACCCTGCATCGCAACACAGAGGTCAGATGCGATCGTGGAAGCCAGTACAGACATTGCGGGCTTCAGGTAACGACTGGAGAAGTCATCTAGGGAGAGGGTCAGTTCGGACGAGAAGAAGCCCATCGAAACGTGCTTCTGAGTCGCCACCACCAAAGGCGTGATGTTCTCAACCGTGTTATCACCGCCTGTGGTTGCGGTTCGGCTTGCGGTAACTGAGTATCGGTTCGGCAGACGAATCTGCAGAGTTCCACCGTTCTTGGCGCCAGTAGCACCGAATCGGTCGTCGTACTGACGATTTACCTTTCGGATGGTGCCGTTTGCATTCTTGAGGATTCGGAGGGCTTCACGGGTAATGTCGCCGTCCGTTAGGGTTTTGAGGGTATTGGTAGCCACCTAAGGCTCCTTAGTATTTCCTCCGTTCCCGTACTTCGGCTTCACGTCGTTTCATCCATTCCTCGGTACTCAGGTTGCCATGCAGACCTGAATCACTTGATTTGGACTTCACTGGTTCCAGCGGTTTAGGGGCGGAGCTTTGTTTCGGAGTTGGCTCGGCCAGACTTCTTTCGATTCGGTCCAGTCGCGCCGCCAGTTTCGTTACTGGCAGATCCGCAAGGTCTCCGGCTACATCAGGATTCTTCGCAAGGTGAAGCATGAGCTTCGTCGGGTTGTCGGAAATATCCAGCACCGCTTTCATGAACGGACTTGGTAGTCCATTCGGTTGCACGAAATCACCCACTTCTGCACGCAGGTCATTTAGCAATTCCGTGAACTTCGGTTCTAGCTTCTTTCCGCCTTCGACGATCTCTGCGGCCTTTTCCTCGAAACGCACTATCTCTTTGAGTACGTCTCGATCAACCGCTTCCCTTGCAAATTCCTTCGGCTCCGGTTTCTCTTCCGTCCTGCCTTCAAGCTGCGCAAGTCGCTGCTTCAGATACTCGTTTTCTCCGAGCGCCCTAGCTGCTGCTGCGTGCTTTCTATCAATCCGTTTTTGCATCCTCTCGATGGTTTTTGCGGTGTCATCGCCCTTCGGCTCTACCTCATCATCGGGTTTTGCATCAACTTGCTCAGGAGTCGTGACTTCCGTGGTTTCTTCAACGACTTCAGGTGCAGGGTTTTGAGTCTCTTCACCGGGCGAGACTTGAGGTTCTGTTGCCATGTTTCCATGAGTCATGCGGACATACCCCCGCAAGTGGGATTTGGGTATCCTATTCCTATTAACTCGCCAATGCAAGAATCAAGGCAATATCATCATCATTCAAGCCTTTTTGGATAAGTTCGAGTTTCAGAGCCTCAATGGACAGTTTCATCCGGTCCTGTTCATCTAGGATTGATCTGATCTGCTCGGTCAGATAACGACTCCTACGTTCAGTCCTTCTCAATTCACGTTTCTGCTCTAGTCTTGACTTGGATTCCTGGATATCTTTCTGTACTCGTTCGATAGTGACAATTTCTGTCACTTCTATTGGACGGTGTTTACGGATTCTCTTTCCGTAGTACATCGGCCATCCGCCAGTAACCTGATCTGTAGAAACTATCGGAGGGTGGTCAACCCCCGGAGGAAGCAGGTCTGGAGGAATCGTCCATCCGACCGATGTGCCGATAGGTACTACCCAGATTGGAGCGGAATCGGTATGTTGTTGCCCAATCGGGAGCGGTTGAGCAATCGGAGGGATGATGATCGGAGCATTGAATGCCCAGACATCAGGAGCTGGTATTGGTGCGGATTCCGTCCTCTGTTGACCAGGAGGAATCGGAACGACGATAGGCGGGATGATGACCGGAGCGGTGAAACTCTGGACACCAGGAACCGGTATCGGAGCCGAATCTGTCTGCTGATGTCCAGGCGGGATTGCTTGGACGATCGGCGGGATGATCTGCGGCGGTGTAAAGACGTATACCGCAGGATTGACGATCGGAGCTGAATCCGTACTTTGCTCACCGACCGGTATCGGATTCGCAACGACCGGAAGCCTGATCGTGACGTTCTCAGGCAGCCACAGGAATACATCCGGTGGAGCGATCTTCTGTGACCACTCGATATTCGCCGATGCAATCGGCTGCAACCCGATAGCCGAACCCAACAGGTTCGCGGGTTGGTCGATCTGTGGTCTTTCCTGCCTATACGGGACAGGAAGGAAGTTGCTTTCTCCTGGCGGAAGCGTTTGAGCCGCAACGACTGGCGGGACGATGACCGGATGTCTGAATGAATCAACCGAGTGCTTCCAGACCAGGTTGTCTGTTCTTTGTTCTCCAGGAGGAAGCGGAGCTGCTGCCGCAGGAGGACCAGGATCGACTCCGCGAGCGAACTTGAT